TGTTTGTGCGGTAGATTGTGCTGTAGATGCGTCTGTTTTTGCTGCAACGGCTTCAGATATTGCTGTCTGAGCCTCTGTTATTTGTGTTGTTATATTATTTATGGCGGTAGTTGCAACAGTTACTGTAGCCTTTGCATCTTGAACTACCTGAGAACTTTGATCTATTGGGGTGACAGATAAATCAACACTGTTAATAGTATTAATAGCGGTTTGAACATTATTTACTTCTGTATTAGCCAAAGATATTTTTGTGGCTACCTCTGCTGTAATACCTTGGGCTTGGGAATATTCGGTTTGTGCTTGTGTTACTTCTGCCAATGCCGTTTCAGTGGCTGTAATGGCTTGCTGAACCTCTGTAGTAGCGGTTGCAAGTGCTGTATTAACTGCCTGTTGAGCAGGACTAACAACAACTTGCTCTTGATTTTCTGTAGCGTGAGCACGATCTGGAGCCATAACTCCAAAAATTGTTACGCATAACCCTACCCCAAAGGCTAATATTAGTCTTCGTTTAAGGTTTGTCAATTAGGGGGCATCTCCGATGTGTAATTGTACTAGTAATTATACCATTTTTAATCACAAAAAAAGAGGGTAGAAATTAATCTACCCTCTAATTTTATTAAGAAATTATTTTCTTGCGAGAATTAATTTCTGTAGTGCTGCAATTTGCTTGTTAATTGTTGCAATAAGTGCAACGATTGATTGCAAGATTTGAGCGTTTGTAACAGATCCAGATGCATCAATAATTGAGTATGCAACAGTCTTTGCAGAATCAGTTGATACGTATGCTGGAAGATCAACAATCATGTTGAAAGAACCAGTTGTATTGCCAACAGTGAACTTGATTACTCTTGTTCCTGCTGCATCAAATAGGTCTGCAGATGTTGGAGCAGTAACTGGTGTTAGTTGACCACCTGAAATTGCTACGCCAGCACCAAGAGTTGCTCCACCGTGAACCTTAGCACCATTTACATCTGTTGCTGAGATTGTTAGAGTTGCAAGTTCTCCTGCTTTATATTCTTTTTTATCAAGAGATGCTGTGTACTTATTTACACCACTAGCACATGCTGCAACAAAATCATTTGAGTAGATTACTGTTGCATCTGAGTGTGTGAATTGTAAACGTACAGTTGCAGATCCTGAAGTTGAAGCACATGTCCATCCGCCAGTTGCAACAGCAGTAGCAGAGGATGCTCCACCTACTGATAATGCAGTAACTTGTGATGTGTACTTGGTTGTATCAGCAGTTGGAGTAACTCCAGATAACTGATTACCAGAAGAATCCTTGACAACAAAATCATAAGTTCCAGTACGTGCTCCGCCTGCCTGTGCAATGTCAACACCTGTTACGGCAATTGTTGATGCACGGCCTGTGAATGTAATTGTTTTTGTAGAAAAAGTAACGCCATTGTATGAAACTGTAATGGTTGCTACTACTGGCTTGTTTTCGTTAGCAGTACCCTGCTTAACATAAAGAACTCCGCCAGTTCCTGTTTTTACTGCAAATGAAGCCTGAACAGATGGAGTTGCATCCCATGAAACAATTGCGCCATTGGTTGCATTTGCTTGCAATACGCCATTTGTTGCCATTGTCTGTGCCCAGCCATCTCGTGCCAAAACATTTACATATCCTGTGCCACCATTAACAACAGTTGTTGAATCTGCAACATCTGATGAAGAGGTAAGTGTTCCCTGTGTTGATGTATCTTGTACACGACCCAAAGAATCTGCTACAGAAAATATATCTGTCTTTGCAGTTGTTCCTGCATAAATTGTTTTAATGTCAATTACAGAAGTGGTTGATCCAACCTTCTTCTTTTGTGTAATTGTAACTGTACCTGCTCCAGTAACGTTAACCAAGACTGGTGAAGGTAAATTTACTGCAGTTGATGTTGCTGCTGTAAATGTAAATGTCTTACCAAGATTGGTAAGTGCTAGAGTTGCTGCGTTGCTACCCGCTGCTGTGTAAGCACCGAAAATAGCAGGTCCAGCAATTTCTAAAGATACATTATCCTCTGCTGTTGAAGCAAGGGTATCAGATGTTGTTAATGCAATAACTGAATTAACACCAGCCTCTGCCTTGTCAGCATCAGACGATAATACGGTTACACCACGAGCACCATTAGCAAGAGTAGAGGATAGTTCATATCCACCACTAATTGCTGCTGACGCTTGAGGAACTGCAACCAAAAATGTGCTTGCTACGGCTGCAGCCATAACTAAAGCGACTTTTTTAAATGAATTCATTATTCTCCTCGTTAGTTTTATATTACGTTTAATCTATCAAGAAAATCTCTAACATCGTTAGGCATTTCCTTGTTGTCTAATTCTACCATAGCCCTCTGCTTCTCTGCAAGTCGTGTAGAGGTAGACCAAGTGTGAATCTCAATCTCATGGTTAGAATCTTTAGGTGTATGTGATATTGCTCCAAACACAGCGCCACATACAGCATCTGCTAGGTCCTTAGATTTTTTACGTGGATGGTCAACTCTAGTATTTTTCATAATTTTGAGTTCTGACATTTCTTCCAGTAACAAAGGAATTCTTGGTATTGCAACTCTCTCTTCATATATCATCATTGCTAAATCTTCGTAGTGTTTTTTTGCAACAGAAACTGTATCGGTTTTTATGCCTACCGCTTTTAGTTCTTGCTGAATGTCAAATGATTGCCAACGGTCAAATGAAACAACTCCAATATTAAATCCTTGTCTGCGTAGATTAATGATCCATTGTTTTACTTCTGACAAATTAACTGGACCTTCTGCTTTTGGTTCCCACCAAGCAACTGCATCAACAATAACCATTGGCGCTACTTGCTGATAATCTTTAATAACTTGAATGTTTACCCACTTGTCTACGTGAGCAATTGCTACAGCACACTTGTCATGTTTTTGTGCAAGGTCAGCATGAATATAATATATTTTTTCTGGATCAGGTTTAAATGATTCGTCAAACCTTCTAAAGTTGTCAACTGGATTTCTTAATGTCATGCATTTTTCTAATTTATCTTTTTGTTTAAAAAATGCATCTGATGCAAATGTTGGCGTACATGCAAAGCGCATCATGGCATCGCCAAGGTCTGTGTAAAATGCTAATTTAAAATCATCTATTTTTCTAGTAGGGTTTACATCCCATGTTGTTTTTTTAAGTGCTAAGACTTTTGGAACCTTATAAGAAATAATTGTATCTTCTTCCCATGCAATTTCAAATTGATTGTTTGAATCATCATGTGGCAAATCTTCATTCATAATAAAAATATGTTTCTTTTCAATAGTTTCTTTTTCTGCAATAACATCTTCATATCTTTTAGAAATAAAGTCACCTTGATAACGGGGAAACGAAAGCAATACTACCTTACCTAAATCTGGAAAACGAGAATCCACTGATCCACGAAATGCTTTATAAATATTTTCTGCAGTCTTACCTTGCTCATTGCCAGTTCCAACTTCAGATGCAAAACCAGAAATTTCATCAAGTACTGCAAGTAATAAATTTAAACCTTCATGCGATTCTCTTTCTGAATGTCCAGAGTAAACCGTAATTGATTTATCAAACTCAACACTATCAGCCTTTGCATTATACTTTCCTGCAAACCATGGTGATTTTTCTATCTTAGTTTTAAATCCTTTAAAGAATACGTTCTTTGCTTGTTGTGCGTTAATGGCTACGTTTATGATATCAATTGCATCCCCGCTTGGTTTTCCATAATATCTAGCAGGATCTTTAAGACATAATAATTTATATACTATATATGCACAGGCTACCGTTGAAACAAAGTCTTTTCCAGATCCTTTTCCAAGTTGCAAAATAATTTCATTTTTAGTATATTTATCATAATACTGAGCGCCAGCAACAGATCCAAATATTTCTTGTAATTCTTCTTTACGATAAATCTGACTCATTGCTTCTACAATTTCATATTGGATTAAAGATAATTCTGGCTGGCCAAGATAATCAGCAGACTCAACAAATGTTTTTGCGTCTACTGGAATTTCATCAAATTGATTTTCTTTTAAAACTTCTAAAAAATCATTGAACATCTTGGACAATTGTGATTACCTCTCCTTCTTTGGCAATCTGAGAAAGACGTCTCATAATTAAATCACGAACTTCAGGATGGGTTGATGCAATGTCTCTTAAGATTTCAACAAGAACTTCTTGTCGTCTTTCAATTTCAACCATCTCTTCTGCAAGTTCTTTGTTTTCTAAAAGTCCTGCTTTTTGTAACATTTCAATTCTAGATTTTTCAATATCCATTACTAATTTTATTGCTTGAGTTTTTGCACTAAGATTATTAGTCATGCTTGATTCATCAATTACTTCATAGGCCTTTGTGATAAGTTTTGTATAGTGCGTGTCAGCACCAGCAAGAGCCTCTTTGGCACGAGCACGAATCGCATCGTTGGCAGAAGCCATAACCTTCCACTCGTTAATTAATGAAACAACACGAGTACGTGGAATGTCTAACTCTTTAGAAATTTTTGTTGGATCTTGACCTTTAAGATATTCTGTAACTACCTTATTAACTTCATCAAGATGCTCAATTAGTTCCGTTTCAGTTGACATTTTTTTCCTTTGCTATTTTTAATAAAACTAAATATCCTATTAAGTCATCAATGTCATTATCTCCAGGATAGTCTGTGCCTTTCATAAGACGACTTAGTTTGTCATCAATTCTAACTTTAAGTTGTTCTGCTGGATCTGACTTGCTAAAAATTCTTACAGGATCAAGGGCAGAATCGCCATACGCAATATTTTTATCAATAAGCATTTGTGCAATTTCATGACATGTTGACCAAATTTCTTTACCAGATGGAGCACCGATAGAATGAAGATATAAATCGTCACATTTAAAACTTTTTACATCTTTATAAACTGGCTCTAGTTTCATCTCTTTGATTTCCTTAATCCAAATTTTGCAAGGTAGACGTAGATAGTCTCAACACTAGTTCCACACTCCTTGGCAATATCTTGTGGAGACTTTTTGTCCATAACAAACCTTTTACGGAGCCAAGCCTCGCTTGTATACAGTTTAGCAGTCATAAGATTATTTGTCAATTTCTTTTTCAGAAATATCATAGTCATACGCATTTGAGTCTTCTAAAACCCATTTATCATAACTCTCAACATCCCACTTATTTGTATTTATAAGTCTTTGTATTACTAGATCTTTCTTGGTTACAAATGATGGTTCTTTTAATCTAATACGGTTATTAGGTTGTACCGCAAAATTTCCATCATCTCTTTGAATAACATGACCACATTTATGTTGCCCTGGACTTTCTGAATATCCATCGTCTAAAATATTGCTTTCTGGATTGTGCCAGTCTAAGGTAAATAAATATTTTCCACCAACGTTATTTTTATTTCTATCTATATATGACATTCTCATATTGCTTAAGTTTTCAAATTTTGTAACTGTTATGTGTGGACTAAAAGAGTTCCAAAGCACAAGATTATAAATTGGTTCTTCAGGAACTCCTGGTTTTGTGCAAAAGGCATTAATTGGCATTCTCCACCAGATTCCTCCGTCTTCCATTAAAAAATGAAACAAAGGACTTCTACTCTTAATACTTGATACTCCAAAAATTACACATGGAAAATATTTATCATGACTGTCTTCTTGATCTCTTAAGAAATTACCACGAACATAACATTCAATTGGCGGTATGTTAGCATTTAACTCTGGCATTATTCCTCAATCCTCATTGCTTTATTCCAATTATTAATAGCCCAATGACCGATACCACAAGCGTCAGCAACGTCATTATCGCTAATAACTTTATTATAGTTGATTTCAATTAGTTTAATAGTTCTTTCTTTTCTAATTTGCCTTTCATATGTTTTATACCAAGAGTCTGATTTTCCAGGATTCTTTGACCTAATTATAACCTGTTCTTCTTTTGTTATTTTTTTATTTCCTAAATAATTTTGCCAAGTTATTGGTGCTACAGTTCCTATAACCTTTGTTCCAGTCAGTCCTGCTGCCCCTAATAGCGCACCTTGGACTAAAGCCAAATCTGCAGCAGTCTTAGGACTATTCATAAATACTGTATGCTCAATTACAATTGCTTCAAATCCACCATAATATTCAAAAAATGCTTTTGTTTTAGCACAAGCGTCCATAACTTTTTCATAATTTGTTTTTCCTTCAAATTTAATTTTACCAATACTGCCTAAAACGTTGTCATTAAAAATAGCAAAAGCAAGACTGTTAGTGCTTGCATCAATAGCACAAATTGTTTTTGGGTTACCACTGTTGTTCATAATCAATAAATCCTTTTATTTGTTTTAACATTTTGTCTACTTCTTTTTTATTTACATTGCAGTTAGGGCAAAATCCAGAGTCGTTGTATATTGATAGTTGTTCTCCACAACCACCAATGCAAAGTCTTTTCTTTCCTTTTCTTCTTTGTCTGCGAGTTATTTGATACCTTTCGGCTATCTTTATTTTTGTGGCTTGTTCTCTACAAACATCTCCACAATAAATTTGATAACTTACTTTCGGTTTAAATGGGGTCTCGCATCTTTCACATAGTCTCACATTAAGGAATCCTCTTCATCCTTTAATAATACTAGTGGTTTAATTTTTATTGTTCCTGTACCCGCTTCAGAGCAGGCTTTTTGAATAGGACACACCTTACAAATTTTTGAATTTGAACGATAAGGTACCTGTGGCAATTCCTTATCTTGCCAATTTTTATAAACCATCCTCATCCAGTCAAAGGCTTGATCTACCCAATTACGATAATGATCATTTACAACTACTGGTAAAGTAAGTAATTCATGATTGTTTTTATTTTCATAAATCATTACACCTTTACGAATTTTCCAAACCTTCATATACATTAGTAATTGCATCAAGTGACCCATTTTAGGTTTTCTACTTATTTTTTTATACTCAAAGTCATCATTTCTTATTGTTTTAATTTCACCAACAAGTCTTTCACCTTTATAGTCAATCATGACATCGCCATAACCATCAAAAGGTGGATCATCAATCTTAACTCTAAACTCCATTGCTGGATGAGTTTGTTTATTATATTTTCTTGGCTCTGGATCAAATTCTAAATCTTGTGCAAGTAAGCCAGAAGCCTCTATTGCTTCTTGAATTCTTCCATGTCCCAGACTTCCCTGTGTTCTATTTGCTACACCAATTGCATCTGAATTATCATAAAATATTTGACCATCAAATGCTAAATACCAATACCTTGGACACTCTCCTGAGCCATAGGTTAGGTTAGATGCAGAGAAGTTATTTTTCTTAGTAAACTTTGGTTTTGTTTTAGTAAGATAGCCAGCGTTTATAGCAGTTGCCAAACCTTCAACAAGGTTTTCATCTTCTTCACTATTTCTTTTTTTCTTTTTGGTATCTTTAATCATAATTTGTTTTAATAAGTTTTTAGCCACGTTTCATCCTTTGTTTATATTAAGTATAGCAGGTTAGCGCATTATGTATTTAAGCGCTGATACCAAATCGTTAATTGCTTGGGCTGCTGTAAAGTATATGTTTTTCTTTGCCCTGTCGGACTTATCAACATTGGCCATCCAGGTTGCCTTAAATGACATTTTTGCAGCAATAGCCTGAAGTCTTACAATTTCCATGCTAGCGACTTGAAGAGGAATGTCAGGTTTAATAATAATTTTTGCAATCATGGTTAAGGCCATAGTAAGTTCTTCGTCCTGCATGTAGTCTGCAATTTCTGTTAAACCATTTACCATGTCTAAGGTTGTTTTTTGCGGTCCTTCATTTGTCATTTATTTCCCCCTCTGTTAATTGTTCTAGCATATTCATTTCAATTATAGCAAGTCTTACCTTTGTATTGCCTTCTCCAAGCACAACAATAATTGCTGGAGACTTATCTCTACCCGCTTGGATTGAGTCTGTAACTACTTTAGCCCAAACATCTTTATTTAAGGTAAATGATTTTTCGGCTTCTTTAAAATCAACAACAAAGTTTCTCCAAGTCGCATCACCTTTTTTAGTATTACGACCAGAATTTTTATGTTGTTTTGCACCTATTCTTTTTGATTCATTTTTTTCACTCATCAATAAAGTCCTTTTTCTTTTTTTTAAGAGGCACCAAACCAACTTTTGAAATATGTTTTTGTGAACACATCCAAGTAGCATCTCCAGTTTCTCTCCAATATCTTAAAGTTATTACAATTTCTTGACAAGTTTTACAAGGCCATTTGCCAGGATAGGTTGAAAATTTAGGTTCAAGCATTAATTATTTTTGCCTTAAGTTGTTCTTGTAAATCTAAATCTTCTTTGACACGATTAATAAAACCATCACGACCTTGGACCTTTGTTCCATCATCTAATTGATACCATGCACCAGTTCTATTTACTAACCCTATTGATTCTGCCGTATCAACTAAATCTCCAATAGCATCCAAGCCAATATCGTCACCTCTAAAATAAAAATCATATTCTCCAGATTGAAATCCTGGTGAAGTTTTAGAAAATTGAAGTTCCCAGCGAATCTTTCTACCAATTTTTTCTTCAATTAACTTATCGCCAATTTTAATTTTACCTTTTATTGCTTGATTATCTGATTCAGAAGAAAATAATTTTATAATGCAAGATGAATAAAATTTGGTAGCCTGACCACCAGATGGCTGTTGACTTGTATACATAGCATTAATATTATTACGTGATTGAGATATAAGAACTAATAGTGTTGGTTTAACTTTGTTATTAGCATAATTAAGCATTTTCCATGCATTACTAAAGTCACGAGACTCTGCACCAATTTGTTTAGTATTTTCTAAAGCCTTCATTTCATTAGAATCTTTTTCAAAATATATTGCGGGAAGCATTGAAGTAATAGAGTCAACAACAATTAAATCCACTCCAGCATTCATAAGCCCAACTCCAACGTCAACCATATCGCTAATTGTTCTTGCTTGAGAATAAATAAGTTTAGTTGGATCTACCCCTAGTTGTCTAGCCCAATCTTCTGAATATGACATTTCAGAGTCAATCCATGCACAAACCTTACCCTCTTTTTGTGCTAAAGCAATCATCTGCAAACACATTGATGATTTAGCAGAAGACTTACTTCCCCAAATAAGTACTTGCCTTCCATATGGAAGTCCACCACCTAGTGCACGGTTTAAACCAAAACTTGGAGTTGGTTGATACTCAAAGGTAATTCCTTCTCCAGTGCCTAATCTTTTACGAAGTCTTGGATCAAGTTGTGATAATACATCTTCTACGCTAACTGACATTTATATCCTCCATTATTACTGTACCGTCTTTGGTTTTACCAAAACTAAACTTATAAGCGTTTCCTTCTTGAACATGCATATATGCTTTTGGAAATGCTGTTGGAAATACAGTAACAGAGTGTAAATCTCTTGCAGTATCTGCTAGTGTAAGCGAAGCCATTTTTTTTCCAGCCTTTGTAATTCTTGGTTTAAATGAAACAACAAACATCTCATCCTCTTTATAAGGAAGTTGCTTATAACTTAAAAATTTAATTAATGCATTTGAAGATCCTTTTATTTCATCTACAGGAACTGCAGTAACAATCCTGTTGTCATTAGCAACAATAATGTAAGTACGACCAGTCTCAATAATGGTATTTTCATCATCAAATATACCGACAGACCCAGTTTTGTCCAAAATTTCAACTCTTGACCAACCCTTTCCTCGTTTAATTGTTTTAACCATTCCCATTAAAATAAAAGATCCTTTTTCTTCAAAATCTTCAATTGATTGTATAAATGCATGATAATGAGAAGGAACTGTAATGTTAAATTCTGGCAAGTTTAAATACTCGTATAGATTTTCTTTAATCTCTTCATCATTTCTAGGATTATCTGAAAAGGTTGCAGCACCAGTTACCCTTAAAGCATTTAGCGCTCTACTATTTACCCCACTACCTTTTGTAAAAGTAAACTCTTCTAATTCTTTATAAGTATTAAATGGTCTTGCATTAATATATTTTTGTGCAATATTGTCTGAGATAAATTTGATTGCAGTAAGTCCAAAACGAATACCCTTGCCTTCAATCTTAAAGTCTAGATCAGAATCATTTATGTGTGGAAGTTTAATTGAAATCCCCATACGCTTTGCTTCAATTAAATACTCTGTGCGACCATCTTTGTCTTTTTCATTTTTAAGAAGAGCAAACATAAACTCAAGAGGGTAGTAATATTTTAACCACGCCGTCCAATACGAGAGAGTAGAGTAAGCAACTGCGTGGCTCTTGTTAAACGAGTAGCCCGCATGCGCTTCAAAGTCATGCCATAGATCAAGGGCTTGATTAGGAGAAATGAACTTACTCGCCCCAGCAACAAACCTATCTTGAAAAACATTGAATTCTTTTGCATCTTTTTTCTTACCAATAATCTTTCTTACTTTGTCTGCCTCTGCCATTGTCATACCACCAAGGTAAACACAAGCCTGCATAACCTGTTCCTGATATAGGATACACCCATATGTATCTTCAGTAAAATCTTTCATAACTTGATGAATATATGATGTATTTTGTTTTCCGTGTTTACGAGCAATGTAATCTTTTCCAATAGTGTTCATTGCTCCTGGACGCACTAGTGCATTTGATGCTGCAAGTTCATTAAAATTCTTTACACCCATTTTAACTAAAAGGTTTGTGTACGGGGTTGCTTCGCATTGAAACACACCCTTTGTGTACCCGTCTGAAAGCATTTCATATATTTTAGAATCCTTCATATCAAGGGATAACAGATCAATGTCTTTGTAATGATTCTTTTTGATCATATTGATACAGTCTTTAACAACACTAAGAGTTTTTAGTCCTAGTGCATCAATTTTAATAAGTCCAATTTTTTCAGCCTCTTGCATATCAATACCAACAACTGGTATGCGTTCATCTGCTCCTGGAGAAGAACGAGTTTCCATAGGTGCATATCTAAAAATTGGATTCTTGCTGGTAACAACACCAGCAGCATGAATACCAGTTCCTCTAATACGACCACGAAGTTGTTCTCCATAAACTTCTACTTCTGGATATTTATCTCTAAACCAGAGTGTGTTTTTTGATGTACAAAACTCATCCCAAGTATCTACTAATTTTAAAACCTTGTTAACATCTGTAAGAGGAATGTCTAATACTCTTGCAACATCTCTCACTACACCCTTATCTTTAAACTGCAAAAAGGTAGCAATAGATGCAACGTGTCTATACTGTCTAACTAAATAATCTTTTACTTCATCACGACGTGTGTCTTGAATGTCTGTATCAATATCTGGAAAGTCGTTACGCTCTGGATTAATAAAACGAAAAAACAATAGTCCATGCTCTAGCGGATCAATATCTGTAATGCCAAGTAAATAACAAACCAAAGAGCCAGCAGAAGATCCACGTCCTGGACCTACCAGTATGTCTTCCTTCTTTGCCCAGTTAATCATATTTTGAACTACAAGAAAGTATGGTGCAAACTTTTTATCTCTAATAATTGACAACTCTTCATCAAGTCTTTGCTCATATATATCATTGCCAAGCCAATTAGAGTTTAATTTTTTTTCTTCTAAAGAAGCAAGTGTTAGGTTTGCTAGTTCTTGATCAGGATTTTTATATTGAACTGGAAGCAAATCTAAACCATCTTTAATGTCATAGTCTTCTACTGTATCTGCTAGTAATAGGGTGTTTGAGTATATGTCTTCTCTATCAATACCCTGTTTTTCCATAGCAGCCTTGATTTCATCATAAGATAATAAATGAATATCAAATTTATTAAAAGTA